TTGGTGATGATCCGTGGTATGCCGACTGGCCAACGGTACCAAACCCGAAATACCAGTATCTGGAACGTATTGTGAACGCGGTACGTGATGGGCTGAAAGAGTTAGACAAGTTAGAAACATCGTAATGAGAGAGAAAATCAAGAACCCGGTCGTCGTATTGTATAAACGGGAAACCAGCGATTCTTATGCGGTATCCATCACTGATGGCAGCCAGAACATGCACGATGGCCTGCTAATGGCTTCAGTGTCTCCCGATGAGGCAGACAACTCTTTTGCCGTTTTCGCTATGGTTGGTTACTACATGGCTGCCGAAATTGAGAAGTTGCGGGCGCAGAGAGATGCATTAGCGGCGGAGAACGCAGCCCTGAAAGAATCTGAGCGAGCATTCGATGAGATGTGTGCCGAGGAACACGGAGATAATTGGGTTAGCGAATTAACGGAGACTCCAGCCACCGATGCTTTTCTGGCTGAAGTACGTGCGCAGGGCGTGGAGATGTTTGCTGAGTGCGCATACACACTTGAACATCATGATCACGCAGTAGCTTTTGCCGCTGAGCTTCGTAAAGGAAATAAACAGTGAATGAGATTTACTACCTGACGTTACGTGAACGTTATTCACCAAAACCAGCGCCTAAATGCTCTGTTTGTGGCGAGGAAATGTCAATACAGCGCATATCTGGAGCACATGTTGTTTATGCCTGTTCCGGTGAGGGTGATGACGGATATTTTAAGATAGGGCGTACTTTTGCAGACGAACATTATGAAAAATCACGCGTAACAGTAGTTGATGATAGTGATCCCGATGTGATTGCACTGCTGGACGAACTGGATAAAAGACAGCAACACATCCGACGTTTTGAGCAGGAGAACGTAGAGATGGCCCTAACGCTTGAGAAACTGCGTGTTGAGCTGGAGACCGTTAAACAGCGGGAAAAGGATCTGTTTATGGAAAATGTTCGACTTAAGTCAGGTATAGCAGGTCTGATACACCTCGGTATTCGATATGCGGATGTCGAAGTCATGAAAATAGCTGGAGATGCCCAGCTTTCTACTCCATGCACTGACAGCATCATAAACAGCATTGCAGCAGGCATTCGCATTACAGCAGAGTGAGTGATATGGATAAAAATACACCTGCTTACTGGAGTTTATCACTTGATACCGAATGCCCAAAATGCGGTCACAATTTCGATCTGCTTTGTGATGCTGATTTTTGGGAGTTTTCGGGAGCAAAACAGGCGTGTGAAGAAATAGAAGGTTACGAAACATGCTGTCCAGAATGCAACCATGAATTTAAAACTGATTTTGTGTATTAAAGCATAGCACATGACCACCTTTACCAAAGAACAACTAATTGATCATATTAATGATCGCAAAGATGTCCGTCAGAGAATGTTGGATACCGCGACGGTTTCTTCTGGATTCCGAGAATATCTTGAAAGAGAACTTGCCACCGATCAGATTGCTCTGGCGTCGCTGGAAGCTGAACCTGTCCTGTATCAGTCCTGCACTCGCCCCACCTGGAATAGCGGTGTTCCGTGGACGGAATGGAAAGAACGTAGTCGTGAGGGCTACGAAGACGATTTGCGCTTTACAGACACGCCTGACCATGCCGGTTGGATAAACAAATGTCGAAAACTATATACCACTCCGCCAGCGCCACTGCTACCTGATGGACTGGTTAAAGCAGTGCGCTTCTATGAACAGGTTAAGCGTGAAAATCCGCCAGTCGAAACCGGAGCATGGAAAGACGCGGTTGACTGGGTGCTTAAAGAGGCTTTCCAGGCTGTATCAGTGTTGGAAAGCAGCAGAGAACACGAAGTTATTAGCCAGCAGGAGAAGGCATGAGACAACTTTACACCATTGTTATCGCATTTGTTTTTGGTTTTGGCGGCATTTGCGTCGGTGAGAGTGCTGGCTATAACCGTGGATTAAGTGAAGGAGTTGCTATCAGCAAGGGGGATAAGTGGGATTGTGCTTACTCATACGTGACTGGATTCCTTATGTGTGATCGAACCCCAAAATATAAGTAGAGGCTATCAATGACCACCTTTACCAAAGAACAGTTAATCTCCCATGCACGCGAAAGCGTTAGTTATCTGGAAAACTTGAAAGGACGTGTTAGCAAAGAAGGTGCGGACTGCAAAGTTGTTCTTGAGATGGTTGAACAAGATCTAAAACTGGCACGAATTGCACTGTCCTCGCTTGAGGCAAAACCAATAGGTGCATTCCACATTGCAGAACAGCAAGTTGACGGTACAAGTGACTACCTCAAGGATGGAGAATGGCCTATTGATAATGGAATTATTGAGGTCTACGCCGCTCCACCCGTTCCAGTAGTACCGGAAGAAAAACCAATGCCGAACCCTCTTAGCAGATATGCGGTTGATGCGGTTGCAGCTATTGCAGAGGTGAGAGGCTGGAACGCCTGTCGTGCTGCTATGCTTCAGAAGAATGCTAATAACACACCAGAATGCGACAACCTAGTTACAGAGTTAGCAATGTGGGTTAAACGGTTAGTCAGCCAATTGAAGAAAGCGAAGCCGGACTGTGACTTACCAGATAAGGCAATGAACTACCTAGAGCAGCACAGATTGGTGGGCGTGGAGGATGCCCTACGATGATTGAAATAACAAAAGAAGAACTAACACAGGCAACAAAGGAGTACGGGAAAAAGCACATC